AAGCTGGAGGAGAATTCGATGCAGACACCGGAGGCGGTGGAGGCGGAGGAGGAGAGTTTCCTGGAGATGATGCTGCCGGCGGTGGTGGAGATGATCTAGGAGGAGATGATCTTGGCGGTGATGATCTAGGAGGTGAAGAAGGAGGAGAAGACCTATCTGACGAACCTATAGACTTTGAAGCTGGAGAAGAAGGATAGTATGAATATAGTAGATAAACTTTATACGGAATGGGCCTGGAGAACTAAAACAGGTGTACCGGATATTAACAACCCGGACGATAAAGCTATACTTGATAAAATACTAAAAGAAGCTTCGGGCGGTATAAGAAGTACAGAGGAAGTAATTAAAGTACTTCAGTCCGCTGGTGTAAAGGATGCCTACACTTTAAGATCTGTCACCAGTACTTATAATAGCTATAACGAAGAACAAAAACATAGGTTTAATAAATACTTTAGACAATTATCCTTATCACAACCTAATTTAGATTTATTAGGTAATGTTTATAGTGACTTTTACGATGCAAAAGCATCTAAAGGAATGGGAAGAGGTGAAGTTATGATTATTATGGGTATAAAAGACTCAAAATCTGGCGGAACCGCAGAGAAAGATATTCTAGTAAACGGTAAAACATTTGAAGTAAAAGAATTATCCGCTAAAGAATTTTCACCTGCAAAAGACGGTGATATTAACGGTACCGAATATGATAGTAATTTTTTAAAGTTTAAAAGCAACTTTTCAGAATCAGTCCTTGAAGTTGTGGAGGAATTAGTTACAGATCAAGAATATAAACTCTTAAGAGAAGTATTTGATTATACTCAAAAAAATACAACTAGAAATCAAAAAGGTAGCTATATTAAAGCTATAAAAGCTACGGGAGAAATACTTAACAGAGTATTAAATGATATCGAAAAAGAAGATCTCCATTATATTACAGTAAGAGGAAAAAATATAGCAGTTTCTGCGGATGATATTGATAAGTTTACCCCTGGTAATCGTATTGATATAAAATTAGGAGATGAATTAAAAAGTGCTCAAAAAAATATTAACCTCCTTAAAAAACATACCTGGATAACTAACCCGGGATCCAATATAACTCAATTAGAAAACATACTTTCTAAATTTTTTGTAGGACTAGACGGAATGATACTCTTTAACTATAAAGGAGAAATTACAAAACCTACACTTCTATCAGCTAAGGAATCAAGAGATATATTCTTTGCAAGCCGAGTTACACAAGGTATAGTGCAGGCAAAACTTAAATAAGTTATGGCTCAAGACATTAAAAAAATAATAGCACAAGAGTATATCAAGTGTGCTAAAGATCCGGCGTACTTTCTGAGAAAGTACTGCTATATTCAGCATCCTACAAGAGGCCGTATCTTATTTAATTTATATCCTTTCCAAGATAAAGTTCTACACTTATTTAGAGATCATCAATACATCATTACGCTTAAATCTAGACAGCTAGGTATATCTACTTTAGCAGCAGGTTATAGTTTATGGTTAATGATCTTTCATAAAGATAAAAACGTTCTTGCATTAGCAACAACTCAAGCTACTGCCCGTAACCTAGTAACCAAAGTACAGTTCATGTACGACCAGTTACCTAAGTGGTTAAGACTACCTGCTGTAGAAAAAAACAAATTATCTCTAAGATTAAAAAACGGTTCACGAGTTCAAGCTAAATCATCTTCTCCTGATGCTGCTAGATCAGAAGCGGTATCGTTACTACTAATGGACGAGGCTGCCTTTATTGATAATGTGGACGAAACCTTTACCGCAGCACAACAAACCTTAGCTACCGGTGGTCAATGTATGGCACTATCCACCCCTAATGGTATTGGTAACTGGTTTCACCAAACATGGGCTAAGGCTGAGTCTGGAGAGAATAGCTTCTTACCTATTAGACTTCCATGGACAGTACATCCTGAAAGAGATCAATCATGGAGAGACCAGCAAGATGCTGATTTAGGACCTAGAATGGCAGGTCAGGAATGTGACTGTGACTTTTTAGCTTCTGGTGATACCGTATTTGAACCAGACGATATGACTTTCATGGAAAAGACCTGGTTAAAAGATGCTGCAGAAAGAAGAGGGGTTGACGGTAACTTATGGATATGGGAACAAGCTGACTACACAAAAGACTATATGGTTGTAGCAGATGTTGCGAGAGGTGATTCTGCCGACTATTCTGCTTTTCATATCTTTGATATAGAGAACTGTGTGCAGGTAGCTGAATATAAAGGTAAATTATCTCCTAAAGAATTCGGTAATGTACTGGTCGGTATAGCTTCAGAATATAATGATGCTTTACTTGTGGTAGAAAATGCTAATATAGGATGGGCTACCATAGAACAGGTATTAGAAAGAGAATATAGAAACTTATACTATTCTCCTAGAAACCATATGGATACTGTAGAGTCTTATATGTCTAAATACGAAAGAGACCAGCTGGTACCTGGCTTTACAATGTCATCTAGAACTAGACCTTTAGTGATTGCTAAACTAATGGAATATGTAAGAGATAAATCAGTTACAATCCAATCTAAACGATTACTAGAAGAGATGAGAGTTTTTATCTGGAAAAACGGTAAAGCTCAAGCACAAGATGGTTATAATGATGATTTAGTTATGTCTGCAGCAACTGCACTATATGTTAGGGATACTGCATTAAGATTAAGACAGCAAGGTATGGACTTAGCAAGGGCACAGTTATCTTCATTTAATAATCTAAACGCTCAAAATAAAGCAGTTATATCATCAGTTGGTAGGCAGCAAGATAATCCGTATCTTATAAGAACTGATCGTGGGACTGAAGACATCTCATGGTTACTTAAATAAAACTATTTATATTTATAAAACATTCATAGATGGCTGACAGATCACTCTTTGGTAGACTAAAAAGGGTATTTTCCTCTGACGTAATAATAAGAAACGTTGGTGGGAATCAATTAAAGGTAGCCGATATTAATTCTATCCAAACAACAGGTAAGTTTCAAACTAATTCACTGATGGATAGATTTAGTAGATTATACATCTACAATAATAGAAACATCTTTAACCCTAATCTTAACTACCAGACCCTACGGGTACAGTTATATTCTGACTATGAGGCAATGGATTCTGATCCTATTATTGCTTCCGCATTAGATATAGTTGCTGACGAAGCTACAATAAAGAATGATCAGAATGAAATACTCTCTATTCAGTCTTCTGACGAAAATTTACAAAAGGTACTGTATAATTTATTTTACGATGTTCTAAACATAGAATTTAATTTATGGTCATGGACACGTAATATGTGTAAGTATGGTGACTTCTTCTTAAAGTTAGAGATAGCAGAAAAGTTTGGAGTATATAATGTACTTCCTTATACTGTCTACAATATGATAAGGTATGAAGGTGTAGATCCGGAGGAACCTACTAAAGTTTCTTTTGTACTTGACCCAGACGGTTTAGCAACTCAAGCCGATCCAAACTACGTTCCAAAGAGAGATAAAAAGGTAGTTGAATTCGACAATTATGAAATTGCACACTTTAGATTAATCTCTGATACAAATTACCTACCTTACGGTCGTTCTTATATTGAACCTGCAAGAAAAATATTTAAGCAAACTACTTTGATGGAAGATGCGATGTTGATTCACCGTATCATGAGAGCTCCAGAGAAGAGAATGTTCTACATTAACGTTGGTAATATTCCACCAAATGAAGTAGAGCAGTTCATGCAGAAGACTATAAACGGCATGAAGAAAACTCCTTACGTAGGTCAAGACGGACAGTATAACCTTAAGTTTAACTTACAGAACATGATGGAAGATTTCTATATGCCTGTAAGAGGAGGAGATACTTCTACTCGCATAGAAACTACTAAAGGATTAGATTACGATGGAGTAACTGATGTTAGGTACCTACAGGAGAAGTTATTTGCTGCTTTAAAAATTCCAAAAGCTTACTTTGGATATGAAGGGGACTTACAAGGTAAAGCAACTCTTGCCGCAGAAGATATTCGTTTTGCTAGAACAGTAGAACGTATTCAGAAAATTATGGAATCTGAGCTAACTAAAATAGCTCTAGTACATTTATACACACAGGGATTCACAGGAGAGAGTTTGACTAACTTCGAGATTAAGCTTACTACTCCTTCTATTATATTTGAACAAGAAAAAGTTGCTCTTCTTAAAGAAAAGGTAGATCTAGCTAATCAGATGAAAGACACTAAATTATTCTCTTCTGATTATATCTATGAGAAGATATTCGATCTATCAGAGGATCAGTACATGGAGCAACGCGATTTAGTTAGAGAAGATTCTAAACGAGTATTTAGAATTTCTCAAATCGAAGGAGAAGGAAACGATCCTGCCAAATCAGGTCAATCTTACGGTACTCCTCATGACCTAGCTTCTATGTACGGTAGAAGAGCAACAGCAACACCTAAAGGAGGCTCCCCTGACGATCTCCCAAAAGGATATTCAGAAGTAGACAAAGATACTGAATGGGGTCAACCAGGACCAGAAGGAGGTCGCCCTATAGAAAAAGCTTCAATATACGGTACCCAAGATGGACTTGGGGGACGTGATCCATTAGGTCAACATGGTATGAAAGGAGGATACCCTTCAGATAATGAATACGTTATGGAAAATGCTTCTACTAAGGCAGTTTACTATAAAAATTTAGATTCTCTCAAAAGCATGGTATTTGAACAAAAAGAAGAAAAAGAAGCAAATATGCTTAATGAGGATAACATTAAAGATTTAGGTAACTAATACATATTTATAATAGTAAACGTGTATAATGAAGATAAAGCATTCAAAATTACGTAATACAGGTCTTATATTCGAACTTCTGGTAAAACAGATAGCTTCGGATACTCTATCTAACAAAGATTCAGCTGCAGTGCAAATAATGAAAAAGCACTTCACTGGCGGTACGTCTTTAGCAAAAGAGTTTAGACTGTATGAATTTATAACTAAGAATACAGGTGTATCTCAAGCAAAAGCTGAAACTATACTTTCAACGATTACAGAAATATCAAGAAAGTTAGATCAAAAGGTACTAAAGAAGCAGAAGTATCAACTTGTAGCTGATATTAAAGAATCCTACAATATAGATGAATTTTTCGCTATTCAAGTTAGAGATTATAAATCTCTTGCCTCACTTTATTGTTTATTAGAAGCTCAGAATTCTGATAATTTAATCGACCCTTCTTCTTTAGTGGATAACAAAACTACTTTACTTGAACATTTAACTTCAGCTAAACAGAATAAAAGCGAAGTAAAAGATACTATCATAGAAGAATATTCTAAGTACGATAAAGATCTACGTTTACTTACATTTAAAATACTTTTGGAAAAGTTTAACAGTAACTATAAAAACTTACTTCCTGAACAGAGACGAATATTAAAAGAATTTATTACTTCTGTTAGCTCTACTAAAAGATTAAGAAATTTTGTTAATGAAGAACTTACAAATCTTTCCAAAGAAGTAAGCGGTTTAGCAAGTAGAGTAAAAGATAAGGTAATAAAGATTAAACTAGATGAAGTTGCTAAAGCAATTAAGCCAGTTAATGCCAAAGAGCGTATTAATGATAACCATTTAGTTAATCTAATGCAATACTACGACTTAGTTAATGAGTTAAGAGGATTATGAAACGATCCGAATTAGTAAGTCTAGTTAAAGAGGTGTTAAAGGAGTTAGATGAAGCCAACGTAACCGGCGGTACAGCTACCTTTACTCCTGGTTCTGGAGCACAGTACGCTACTCCTTTTGCTTTTGGTAAAGGAACTAGAGCTAAAAAAACATTAAAGAAACAAGGATACAAAGAAGTATAATGAGAAAAGTAACTGTAACCGAAAAGTATAGAGCAGTAAATGAAGGACAAATGTCTAAGAAAGAATTTGTTCGTCAAATGCGTCAACAATACCCTCAGCATATAACCCAATTCAACGGCTTTGCTGACTCTGTTCAAATTTTAAAGAATAGAGGACTATTATTTGAAGCTGCTGAACCTAAAAAAGCATTTTCAGGAGCAAAAGTATATGACGATAGACCTGCTTTAAATTATTCACTTGATGCTTTAGATAGAGGTATTAGAGTAGAATTAGCTGCTTTAGGAGTTACTATGCCTCATCAAGGAGTAAATCCTGATGATTATATTAAAGCTGAAAAGAAAGCAAAAGATAATTTAGAAAAGAATCCTACTCACTACTTAGACTTAATGGCAGGTGAATCTAATAAAGTAGATAAGCATGACCAAGAGAAAGAAGTAAAGAGAGGAGCAGCTGATAAAGATACTTTTAACGATATGAAAAAAGCTACGTTAAAAGAGAGTATTAGCGAAGACGAAGAAGAAGATGCTAAAAATGATTTAGATTCTTACGATCACGATTTTCCTCATCAAGATGAAAGCATGTCAGAAGATGCTAAGAAAGCTCTTCTTGGACAGGTAGTAGGAGCATTAAGAGCTAAATACCCAGAAGTTACTGCAGGCATTGTAAAAGACTTTATTAAAACTCATTATCAAGATTTATTGGATGGAGCTGATATTGAAGATGAATTCGAACAGTACATTCAGCATAACTACGACTTGATGGAGAAGCAAGGAAAAGATCACGACGGAGATGGAGACATCGATTCAGATGATTATATGGCTGCTAAAGATAAAGCTATTAAAAAAGCAATGGGTAAGAGTGTTGATGAAAATGCAGATGCAATAAAATTTGCTCAATTTATTCATGCTCACGGATTGACTGATAAACAAATAAAAGATTCTGAATATCTTGAAGACCTATATAACAACTATATAGAGATGTTAGGTAATAACATGAGTAAAGATGAGAGTTATGCAATGAAAAGAATGCAAAAAGCTCATACCCAAGATAGATTAGCCGGTAAAAAGTCTACTTACGATAAAGCTAAAGAAAAAGACGATAAACAAAAAGAGCAGTTAAAAGAAGCTATCAAGACTATTATTAAAAAAAGTCTAGTTACTGAAGCTGCTACAGTAAAACTATCTGACTGGGCAGAAGGATACGAAAGCTTTCCAGGTGTAAAGTCTGTTGTAAATGAACTAGAAAATATCGTTACAGAGATAGAATCTTTCTACGATAAGATGTCAGATAAGATTGCTAAGACATTTGAGAAGACAAGCGGATTTGAAAACGAAGAAGGACTTAAGATAGGCGGCTTTATCGCTCCTGGTCTAGAATCAGCTTTCAGACAAGACCTTAGTAAAGTAATTAAAAAAGGTACATTCTTCAATAAAATAGAATTACCTAAAGTAAGAACAATTACTCAAGCAGACGTTGACGCTAATAACTCAGGAGAAACTCCTCTTGGAGAAGATGAGAAGCAAACAATATATACTCCAAATTTCTAAAATATGGCACAATTACTAGTAGACGTTACGCCGTTTAGACCAACTATAACTGAATCGAAAACCAAACCTGGTGTATTC